GTACAATATTAGCAGGTCGTATGACTTGTTTTGAAGCACCTGCTGGCGGTGACCCTGACATCAACGTACACTCTGCTACAGAGGGAACAGGCGTTGAAGACGGAGCTATATCTAGTTTGTCGGAAACTTTGTTACTTAACAACGGCGATTCAACATTAGGTAAAGTTGGTATATTTGCAGCGGTTCCTGCAGCAGATGAGTTTTTATATTTAACTCTTGGCGATACGACAGATGCTGATTATACAGCAGGTAAGTTGTTAATCGAATTATTTGGTTACGAAGCATAAATTAGGAGGACAAAATGGCTGATACAGTAGCAAGTCAAACTATTGATGACGGTCCTAAATATGCTGTAATCAAATTAACAAACGTAAGTGACGGCACTGGTGAAAGTGCCGTCACTAAAGTTGATGTTAGTGGTCTAGCCTCAAATGCAAATGGAGTAGCTTGTACAGGAGCTACCATACAAAAAATATGGTGGCAATGTACAGGAATGAAAGTAAGTATTTTATTTGATGCTACTTCAGATGTTTTAGCAATACAGTTAGGTGAAAATCAATCTGGTTATCACGATTATACCTCTTTTGGCGGTTTAACTAACAATGCTGGTTCAGGTAAAACAGGTGACATTAAGTTTACTACTGTGGGTCACAGTAGTGGTGACACCTATACTATTATACTTTACTTGAAAAAAGAATTTTGAGGATGGCCCAAAAAACAGAACATAAACTTGAAGTTGCCTTAGCACGTTTGGAAGAACGTGTCGAGGCCCTTCAAGAAGACATGAAAGAAGTGCGCTCAGACATGGTTCAACTTAGAGAAACAGCCAGTCGATGGAGAGGTGCTTTTTGGGTTATGATGGGTGTAGCAGGAGCTATTGGAGTTCTTGCTAATTTAATTTTAAGTTGGTTTAAATAAGGAGAAAATTATGGCTATGAAAAAAGTACCTGCTAAAAATAAAGGTTTAAAAAAATTACCGACAGCAGTTCGTAATAAAATGGGTTTTATGAAAAAAGGCGGACCCGCAAAGAAAAAAGGTTATAAAGCCGGTGGAGCTGTGAAGAAAAAAGGTTATAAATTAGGTGGAGCTATTAAATCTATTAAAGCAAAAAAAGCTGCTCCTAAAAAAATGATGGCAGGCGGCGCCATGAGAAAAAAAGGTTACAAAGCCGGCGGTAAGGTAACACCTAAAAAAATGATGGGTGGTGGTGCTATGCGAAAGAAAATGATGAAAAAAGGTGGAGCTGCTAAAAGCAGAAGATAATGCCCTATCTACAAAGTAATATTCCACATTTTAAATGTTGGGTAAGAAGGGAATATACTTGTAATCATCAAAAGTATCATGGAGATTTTTTACATGCCATGGCTATTGCTGTTACAACTATTCCTAATCGTTGTCTTAGTTTTCAACTTATTTTCACAGGTTGTGAAACGGATGGTACAAAAAACCCAAACGTTCACGGGGGTGCTATGTGGGCAAGAATGCCCATAACAGCTCTCATGGCTGATATAGTTGTAGACGAATGGCCGGATCCTATGGCCGTACATGACGCACAACCATGGGATTGCTCTTCCTACACTCATGCTGTTTATACTTTAGATAGAGCCACACCTTGCCCCTGGATGGCTAAAATAGGCGGTAATTTTTATCCTGCAAAATACCTGTTTACTGTAGATTATTCTGAAAGTGAAATAGCAGATGATCCAGCACAGCATAAACAAAGTCATGTAATGTATTTATTAGATGCAGGAGAATGGACAGGTAATCTTGTAGCATTGCCAAACAACAGAGTTCGTGTTACACATCCAGCATGGTTTGAAACAGGACAAGGAGCACCGGATTTTTTACCTTCGCAGTATATACATTACTCCAAATCTGATTTAGACTATACACTAGACGTAAATAAAATTTTTGATAATTTGTACAACGAGGAATAAATGGCTTTATCTGGATCAACTAATTTTGAGCTTGCAGTTGACGAATATATAGAAGAAGCATTTGAACGCTGTGGTTTAGAAGTAAGAACAGGTTATGATTTAAAGACTGCAAGAAGGTCCCTTAATTTAATGTTAGCTGAATGGGCTAATCGTGGACTTAATCAATGGACAATTGAACAAAGAACACAAACTGTAACTGCAGATGATACTGAATACGATCTAGGAACAGATGTTATTGATATTCTTTCGGTTGTGGTTAGAAGAAGCGGCACTGATTTCAATATGACAAGAATTAGCAGGGACGTTTATTTAGCAATACCAACTAAAACAAGTACAGGTAGACCCACTCAATTTTTTCTTGATAGGCAAATAACACCAAATTTAAAAATATGGCCTGCGCCTGAAAACAGCACAGATGTTATTCGATACGATGCACTTACTCGCATAAACGATGCAGATACAAACCAAGATACTATTGAAGTTCCTTTTAGATTTTACCCTTGTTTAACGGCGGGTCTAGCTTATTACCTTTCTATGAAAAGAGCTCCTGATAGGATACAATTGTTAAAAAGTGTGTATGAAGAAGAATTTGATAGAGCCATGGCAGAAGACAGGGATAGATCTTCTTTCAATATAAAACCAACAATGGATTATTATAAGGTGGGGTAATGAGTTTTTCTTCAGGAAAAAATGCTTTTTTTATATCGGATAGAAGTGGTTTAAAATTTCCATATAAACATAAAGTAAGAGAATGGAATGGTTCTGTGGTAGCAAAATCAGAATTTGAATCAAAACACCCGCAGTTAAATCCAAGACCGAAAAAAGCCGATGCACAAGCTTTAAGAGATGCTAGACCACCAAGAACAGAACCAGCTGTTGAAGTTTTATTAAGACTTAATCCTTTTACCACAGGAACTGCGAGTGAAAACCCAACAACAATTACGGTGCAAGAACATGCTCACGGAAGAGCTGTTTCAAGTTCTGTTAGATTTAGAAATGTCGCACCTTTCGATGGAATAACAAGTTCTGCTATGGAAAACTCTTCTGGATTTACCATAGCCAGCATTGTTGATGAAAATAATTACACGATATCTGTTTCAGGAACGGCTGTATCCGGTTCTATTAAAGGTGGAGGCGCGATAGCTTCTGCTGGACCAGTGACGTTGGAGAGCTAAATGAGTTATACTTTAACAACACTTAAAAGTGCTATACAAGATTACAGTGAAAATACGGAAACTACTTTTGTAAACAATTTAAGAGAGTTTATCAGAGCAACTGAAAACAGGATTTTTAAATCAATTGATTTTGAAGTATTTCGTAAAAATGTAACAAGTGCGACAACTTCCTCAGATAGATTTTTGTCTGTTCCTAGTGATTATCTAGCCTCTTTTAGTTTATCTGTAACAAACTCAAGCGACATAGAGTTTTTGTTAGAAAAAGATGTAAACTTTATACAAGAATACAACCCCAATAGTTCTACAACTGGTGTGCCTAAATATTATGCACGTTTTGATGTAACAAATTTTATACTCGCACCAACACCGAATAGTAATTTTAGTGTAGAACTACATTACTATTACAGACCAACAAGTTTAGCTGATAGTACAATTGTTTTAACTGTAGGGTCTACAAGTAGTTTTGCAGTTAATGAAACAATTACTGGAGCCAGTAGTGGCGCTACAGCTACGATTAGCAGTAAAAACGATGGCACAAACCAAATAACTATTGTTGTTCCAACAACTGCATTTACAAGTGGTGAAACAGTTACTGGTGGTACAACTGGTGCTTCATCTGCCATATCTGCCATATCAAGTGACACAACGACAACATGGTTAAGCACAAATGCACGAAATGCTATGTTATATGGAGCCTTATATGAAGCTTATATTTTTATGAAGGGTGAGCAAGACGTTTTAGTTATGTATGAAAAAAGATTTAATGAAGAACTTATGAGATTAAAAGATTTAGGTGAGGCTAGGGAAAATGCTGATGCTTACAGGCAAGGATTACCTAGAAGAGCAAGGAC